GTTAATTGCGCACAAAGATTTAGCCGTATGGAAAGAAAAGGAAGCAACTTTACAACGGTACAACAAAGATTTGTCGAGGCATAACTCTGCAAAACGTAAATTAGATACACAAATTGCAGAATTATCAACAGCACTAAGCATTACCAAAGAACACCAATGCCACGCCTGTGGACAAGATATTCACGACTCTAAGCAAGAAGTAATGCTAACTGAGATTTCGGGTGCCATAGCACTACTGCAAACAGATGCGGCTAAAGAGGTGGAAGAACTTGCACTTTTAGACACAAAAATTAGCGAATTACAGTCGAATGGGCCCAGTCCGGTAGTGAAATATAACAACATAGATGACGCCATTAATCATAAGACTACTATCGAGAACTTGTATCGTCAGTTTGAAGACAAGCTATTAGAGACTGATCCGTATAGTGATCAAGTGGGTCACTTAAAGAAAACTGCACTAACTGATATATCGTGGGATAAGATTAACGAGTTAGGTAAGCTACAGGAGCATCAAGAGTTCCTGCTTAAACTATTAACTAACAAGGATAGCTTTATCCGGAAACGAATTATCGAACAGAACTTGAGTTACTTAAATCACAGGCTAGCAGATTACTTAGAGAAATTGGGCTTGCCACACGAAGTTAAATTCCAAAGCGACTTAACAGTTGAGATTACACAGCTCGGTCAAGAGTTTGACTTTGATAACTTATCACGCGGCGAACGTAATCGTTTGATCTTATCATTAAGCTGGTCGTTCCGTGATGTGTTTGAGAGCTTGAATCATCCTATTAACTTAACATTGCTAGACGAAGTTGTTGATAGCGGTATGGACCCAAACGGTGTAGATAGTGCTCTTGGCATTCTCAAAACTATGGGACGAGAACAAGGAAAGAATATTTTCCTAGTTAGTCACAGAGATGAACTAGTTGGACGAGTAAACACAATCCTTAAAGTAACTAAGGAAAATGGCTTCACTAGCTTTGCTATTGACGTGGATATGGTAGAAACATAATGGAAAAAATAATTGCAACATTAAATGATAAGACAGGACAACGAGTAGTCATTAAGTATACTGACTCACTCGTCGAGAGTCCAGTGACTCCTATCTTCTTAAAATTGTATTCAGAACTTATACAGGCTGGTCACGCTACTTCTAGTATGGCCGGCCATAATGCGTGTATGGCGGTTTACGCAGAAATAGATAATGTAGTTGTCGGACATATAGTATTTGATGTGCTAAAGCCCAGCAACTCGACGTGGATCATACTAAGCGGAATAGATCCTGCGTTTCGTAAACGCGGCATTTATTCATTAATGCACACACAATTCGAAGATGTAACAGTTAGATTAGGCTGCAACAAAATACAAAGTCACGTCCACGTTAATAACGTAGACAGGCTAGCTAGCTGCAAAGCAGTAGGTATGCAACCCGAGTTCTTTAAGATGATTAAGGTTTTACCCCTTAAAAAGTGACATAGGGCAATTAGTAGATAACTACTATTGCAACTATGTCACTTAAACAAATCTAAAATGAGCTGGTATTATCAAGAAATTATAATCGAAATGTTACCAGAAGAATGTATAGGATTTGTATATCTTATCACCAATAAGATATCCGGGCGCAAGTACATAGGCAAAAAGCTAGCTAAATTTTCAAAGACAACTACTAAAACAGTTAAACTTAAAAATGGCACAAAGAAGAAAAAGAAGGTCCGCACAAAAGTCGATAGCGACTGGCGTGAATATTATGGATCGAGCCTAGAACTATCAACAGATGTAACAAATTTAGGCGTTGACAACTTCACCAGAGAAATACTATACTACTGTAATAGCAAAGCAGAATGTTCATACATCGAAGCTCGCGAACAATTCACACGAAAAGTACTAGAAACATCGGACTATTATAACGGACAGATTTCTGTTCGTGTCCACGGCTCACACATAATAAACAAACTCTCTGCACCCGCAAAAACTCCCACCCCTGGCTCAACTTTAATTTAATTACTCATCGGAACCCGCTTTGTGCTAGCGCCTATTATAGCACCCTAAACCTGGATCTCGGATCACAGGGACGGAAAATCTGAACGATGACAGAGACTTATTTCCACTATCCTTAACAGGACGCAGACCACGGCACGAAACGGGCTGGAAAAAGTATGTACGGCCGAAATGAGTGAGCTCTGTTGACAATTACAACTCACAAGCGTGTAGATTCAGCTCTGATAGGACTGCACGTTGCGTTACATAAGCAGGAGTAATAAGGTACAGCATAACCGCCTTATCCCATCTCAATGGGTTTCCGTATCAGAAGGTGATATAATCCGACGGAAAATATCTACAACTTAGCCTGTTCTGGCTAAGTGTGACTAAACGCTCTGGAAAATAATTTATCTTACTTCATATAACTTCTTATCAAACATTATCAACAACTGTATGTTAAGTATGTAATTGAATATTACGAAGTAATATGATAATTAGGCTGTTTTCAAACAGCCACTATATAAAAACATTAATGTCTTTTTATAAATGGCGTGTTGTCTTCTAATTATCTAGCTTGCATTGCTTTCTTTTCGGCATCTGCTTTCTCTTCTAAAACATTTGCAAGTGCTTTGCGTTCCTTAGGAGCCATTTGATATATCTCACTATAAGGTTGATTACTATAGATTGCTAATGCCATAATGTCTTTAGTTATGGCTTCCGAATCAGCCTCAATTCCCTCTACATATTTTTGTAGGGTAACGGGCTCATCTTTTAGATTCGAAAGCCTTACCCGAAAAAATCGCTAGGATTAAAATTAATCGGGGTTGTGAATACTTCGCTGCACTTGTCGCATTTAATATCCATACTCTTTGGGATACCTACTTTAATTAAATCTTTAAGTGCAGTGTCTATGAGTAAGAATTCGCCCTTACTTAAATCACGTATCCACTCTTTAATCATATCTAAGTCAGTTATCTCTTGATGGTCCGGTGTAATTGCTACAGTGACACTTCTTGCAACTAAGTCTAAGCTGACATCGATAAGTTGACCGAATGTTTCATTTGCAGCATTCATTTTCGATGCAGTGTCAGACTTACTATTATCTAGTTGATTTAGTTTAGTCATTTGCTCGAAGCTAATTAAGCTCATACGATTTTGGTCTTTAATTGTATATGGCTTTAACTTAACAATAATACCGCTTTCCAATAAAACTTCTGTTCTGCCTGTCCAGAATGTTTGTTGATCTAACAACGAAGGCAATTGAACGCCCACTGTATTCTCGTGTTGGTCGTGCGGACAAGTTACTACCATATCCATTGTGTCGCCGTATGTTGCCATTCGGATAGCAACCATAATTGCGTCTAAGTCAATTACACTAATTTCATTCGGGTCAGTGATATCAGGTACACAGCTCCGTAGTACTCCGATAACTGCTTCACCGTTAAGTAGTGCGTCCGGGCTTTTAAGCATTAGCTCGTCTTTTGCAGTCATTGGGTATACTGCTAATTCACCTGTATCTGTCAGGTTAATGCCGTGTGTGTAACCCGCTCCTTGACTAGGGATGCGAATATATCTAGCAATTTTCTTACTAAATTGTGCTAACGGGTTAAATTTGGCTTGAGTCATTGGTTTTTCTCCGATAAATAAATGTCTAAGTGTGTCTATACACTCTTATTTATATGCGTACATAATGGCTGAAACAATAAAATTACCCGACGGAACGACAGCGCCAGCCTGGGCGTCAGAGCAAACAATGAAGGAACTACTAAAGGTCTTCAAGGAAAGCCGCCTTTTCAAAAAGGATGCTGCTAAACCTGGAGCCCCGGAGGAAGATAATCCATTGGATAAGCCAGGCAAGGCAATGGCCGATACGATCTTCAAGTTAAGTGGTAATAAACAATTAGGTGCATTAGGCAGTGCCGCAGCAGAGTCAGCTAAAGCATTCGGCACAGGCGGATTAGCAGGCGGTATAGGATTATTTGGTAAAGGCCTTAACGCAGCAGCCGAATCGGCAGGAGTCTTTGCACCTGCCTTGCAAGGTGCTAGTGTAATAGTAACACAGTATGCAAAGCTGATGGGTGATTACTTGAATATGCTAGGCAAAGCTATTGATGTTGGCTTGGGATTTAGTTCTAATTTAGGAGATAGCGCCGCCGTTGCAGGAAAAGCTGGCGTATCATTAGAACAATTTTACGCAGCAGTAGGCAAGACAGAGGGTACATATCGTTCATTAGGCGATAGCGCAATGGGCG